CCAGCCTGTTGCTGTATAGGTGTATAACTTATTACTTTCATCAGTTGCTACATAAGTACTACCTAATACAGCTGATACAGGTCTAGCAGATAGTAATCCACTAGTATGTGTAGGTGTACCTGTCACACTACTAAAACTTACTACGCCATTGAAGGTTATTTGACCAGTAGTAGCATTCACACTAAATGGACTTTGTGCCGCTGCACTCTGACTAGCAGCCACCATCTTAAAGTTATCCGCCTTAATCCAGAACTCACTATTCCACAACGGATAGCTAGTTCCATCTACAGTAACATTAGTTCCTGTACTACCTGTTGACGTTAGGCCAAATCCGCTATTATATGCTTGACTACCAATTACTAGTGTACTATTATATGCGAATTTACTCTGTGCATCAACATTAGCCTCATGTACAGCTAATGACAATGAGTTATTAACCCCCGTTCCAGCCCAGTCACCCGTATTAACACCAGTAGTTAAGTTGGTAAACTCTTCAGCATGAGCAGCCAACGTCCCGCCTTGATTACTAACTGTAGTTTCCAATCCAGTCAACGCTGTACTATAGGTATCATCAAAACCATCTAACTGTGCAGTAAGCACGTCTATCTCAGTAGCTCTAGCACCACTTTCATTAGCTATCGCCTCTTGTACAGTACCTATCAATGCACCAATTTCACCGTCATTTATACTTGCTTGCAGTGCACTTGTAGTTATAGCCTGTGCTTCCGTAGGAGTTACTTTAGTACTAAGCAAAGCAATGATAGTAGCATCTGCGCCAGATAGAGTACTATTGAGTGTCTCTATCTTAGCATTAACCATCAACTCCAGTTCTTCGTAAGTAATTATCGCACTGGTATACGCATTCTTGGCCACATTCATAGCATCTATCAGATCTTCTAGCGACTCACTCAAGCCATTGATACCACTTATCTTAGCATCTAAACTTAGTGCATTAAGTGTATCAATATAGTCCATTAACCATTGAGGAGTATCATCAATTCTATTACCAATATAAATACTGTCGCCAACTACATTGAATTCTTTTCTAGTTACTACTAGCTCAATGTCCTCATCACCAGTACATACTTCGACATTAGGTGTAGTTAGTTCAAGAGGAGTAGTTTCAATTTCAGTTACTTGTAATTCAACATCCATAGTTACTCCACATACACTGCAGGTACTTTAGCTACAAATACTCCATTGTTCTTAGTACTGCAGTCAATTACCAATCTATAAGTAGGTCTTAAGTAGTATCTATCTTCCTTATCTCCACGCTCACTAACCAGCGCACTAACATCAGGAAATGTAAGTTTAATTTTACCACTAAGTGCACTCTCCACTGTAACAGGAATTGTCATAGTGACTTTACTATTATCTTCTAACTTGAACAACGACACTTCGAACGTATCTGCTACGTCAATCAGCATAGGCTCAGTTGAACCTTGTTGTTTTATGGTAAGCACAAACTCGTTACTAAGTCCCTTATTAAGTACAAATCTATCGTTAGCACATGCCATCAATTATCCTTAAATTATCTATTAGAACCCTCCGTAGAGGGCTCTGTAGTTATTCTGCTCTCAAACTATCCTGATACGCAATCGAATATCGATTTCTAACTACTGTCTTACCTAGACCAGTTCTCTGATCTCTAGTATGCATAGGAATTCTAATTTCTTCTAGAACATTGATATACCCCTGAGCTAGCTCAACTGGCACGTTTAATGGAACTCTCACTGTACCTAGATCAAAGTAGTCATTACTACAATTAATACTAACTACTTGTGTCAAGTTATTCTCACGCTGGTCATTGTCTGTAATAACCACAATATGCGTTACAAGTGCTGCCGCTTTAGCTTCTTTAGCTCTTACACCGATAGGTCTATACCCTTTAGCGCTCTTAGTATCAGCAACTTCCGCTACTTTAACTGTTGGTGCTGGAGTACCATTCTCTAGTGCCGTGTAATGCTCTTCAATCTTAATCGCCAGTTTATCTGCACCGATATTTTTATTATACACAATACCTAACTGCTCTGCTTCTTCTCTTAACTCTTCTATCGTCTTTTCCATCTTGTCTAAGTCCTTTTTGGATTGTTTAGTTTTGTTAGAGGGCCCACAGACCCTCAACTTTTGTAGTATACACTATTACCACTTAAGAAGGGCTTACGCCCCTCTCACTAGTTACCTACTAGTACGTCTACTCTTAAGACTTTTTCTGGCTCAAGAATTAAACTTGCGTAGAAGAAGTTATAACTGAAGAAACCAGTTGTACCATAAGGGTTTGTTGGAGAAATAGTTGAAGGATCTTCACTATTAAACTTGATCTTACTCATACCCTTCAAGCCTACAGTTGCAAATGCATCTTGTGTAGGGAAAAGGATAGGGTGAACGTCGAACTTCGCTCCAGAACCGATAGTTCCAGTATACGCCAAGTTACCTACATAACTAACAGGTACAGTTGCGCCTTTTTGCTTCTCATACAATGCAGCCTCAGCTTCTACGAATCTTACTTCGTGCATTGCACCAACTTCACCTTCAGCAAGCGTAGCTGCCGAAGCATACTTGTGAGCAGGAACATAAACGAACTCAGTCTCAGCGCCAGTACCACGAGTTAATGACTCAAGGTCAGCCTTAATTTCAGCATCGATAATAGCATAGAACGCAGGAGCTACTGTCTTAGTATCAATCTTAGTTGAACCAGACACCAACATTGTGTTTTTCTTCGCTCTGTTTCTTACCAGCTTACGAGTAGCTTTACGAATCAAGTCGTAGCTTACTTTCCACTCAGCATCTTCAGAACCATCAACCGCAAGTGCATCACCAAGAGTAGCCATAGATGTAGCAACACCCGCATACGCCTTAGTAGTTGTAGCAAGCAAGTCTAACTGAAGAAGATCTTCATATCTACTATTAGCTAACTCACCTAATTCTTCACGGTATCTAACTTGCATCATATCTTCAGAGAACAACGCTACTTCATCAGTATACTTGATCATCTCACCATATCTAGCAAGTGTAGTCTCTACAGTTACTTTTTGTAGTGAACGCTCATTAGTAGCACCAGCACCTTCAGTTAAACTAACACCAGAACCATCAGTAGCGTCAAGCAATGCTTGTAACTCTGTCAAGTCTCTACCTGTCAAATAACCCTTAGTTGCGAAGTCACCAGCTGCTTGTGCACGGTCATACATATGAAGGAACTTACTAATTTTGAAAGTTTTACCTGTATTCTTAGGCATATCTTTCTTACTTGCAAACTGTCCATAGACGTTTACTCTGTTTGCTGCTTTAATACCTGCACGATCGTAAAAATGCGTGATAGTATTTGCGCCTTGTGAGCTATTTAAGCCCGTACCATATACTTGACTAGCCATTTATTATTCCTTATTTATCTTGTAATTCTTTGTACCACTTCTCGAAGTCTTCATCACTGTCACTTAAGAAGTCTACATTGCCTTGTTTACCTGCCCTAGTTGAGGTAGGCGCCGCTGCTTTCCGTTTATCTGCCACACTCTTAACTTCATTACGCTTAGCCTCTTGAGCCTTCACCTGAGCTACTTTCTGCTTCTCAGCGTCCAAGGCTGCCGCAGTAGCTTTCGCTTTCTCTTCATACTGTCTCTGCTCATTCACTTCAGCGTAGTAAACCTTACCAGCATCAATATAGTAGTCAATGTCAGACTTTCGTCCACCATCAAGTACCTTGAGCTTTAACGCCATCGGACTGACTTTATCGAATACACCATTCTTCACATCTATGTGTAACTCTTTAATCAGTGCTGGATTCTTAGCAAACACTTGTCTACTCTTATCGTCCCACTCTTTCTCTACCACATGATATGTTACTTTGTACTCAGGGTCGTTGCCAATCTCTTCTACAATTTCTTGTATCGCTAGTTCAGTCTCGTTTCGACCATAATTTTTTGGTTGATATTTCGCACCTGCATCTTCTTCCAATTCGAGAGCATCTATGCCTGTTCGTCTTAGCATCGCTGCGGCTGCTGCTTTATCACCTTTCAACACATCTACCATCAAGTTCAAGTCTTCCTGGCTTACACCTTGTTCTTTAAGCGTATCAATCATCCCTCTGAAAGGTGCCATTGCCTGCATCTTCTGAGTGTAGTTCATCGCTTGTCCGAACACTTTACCAAACTGAGCCTTAATCTCTTCGTCAGTAAATTCAAACTCTTTACCATTAGCCTTGTACTTGTGCTTCTGTGCCTTCTGTGGCTCAGTCTCCTCAGCTTTCACTTCATCAGTAGGTTCGTCCTTGGACTCCTCTTCTTCAGCTTCTACTCCATCAACTTCCTCACTATTATCATCGGAGTCCTGCTCTGCGGGTTGTTCCGTATCAAATTCTTCTGTTTCATTATCACTATCATCTTCCGCATCTGTCTCTGGTGATCGACTATCAGCTTTAGCCGCTTTAAAGGCTGCCTCCAGTTCTTCATCACTCATATCCAGGAGATCCTGATCTATATCATTTTCGTATTCATCTCTTTCATCAGCCATGACTAGACCTCCGTCTCAACATCGTCTTCTGCGATGTCATCTTCGTCATTCTGTCCTAGCATTCTGATCGTTTTAAAGTGGTCTTCTAACGCACTAATCGCAATTAGTCCTTCCATTATGTCAGGTCTAACACCAGCTCTCTTCATCTGGTCATTAGCTAGTAAACTAACTCCCATTACTGCTTTATCTTTAAAGTACCCATTTGTGATGACTCTTTTGAAGTCTTCATTGTTCTCAAGTCTATCTAGACTCTCTGCCATTTGAACCCAGTACATTCTGTCTTCAGTTCCTACGCCCTTATCCATAGCTGTAGCCTGATTAATCATATCCATCTATCTTCCTTTTAGTGTCCATCTCTGGTTGCACTGATTTTTTAGTATTAGACTTACGTCTTACTGC